TGGCAGTAAAGACTATCGCAATCCGCTGTGGCAGATCGTCATAGTCAAAGTTCATCGTCTTCATCCCATAGCGGTTCAAAGCTAACGGTAATTGATACGATGCCGACGCCTGCAATCACATAGCTTGTGCATTGCGTTCTCGATGCCTTGGCGTTTTCCTCTAGGAATTGCGCCAGCGCGTCAGGATGCATCAGCTTTCCTTGTGTTACCCGCGCCGCTAACTTCCCCGCCTTTGTTTCCAGCTATTAGCGTTAGGTGTTTGTCGGGTGTAGGGCGCGGGATACGAAAGCGCCCGCGAGCGGATGGGCTGCGGGCGCAATTCTTAAGTCTATCGCTTTGTCGCATTTCATCCGCGCACTGTCAAGCGTGTTGGCACGTTTTTTGCGTTGTGGATTATTTGGCCATCATTCGGGCTGCCTGGCGCAAGAAAGGCATTCCAAACAAGAACACCACAGCCCTGAAGGAGATGATCCTGGGTGCATTGGACAAGAGCGGTGGTGTCGAATATCTTGTGAAGCAGGCTGAGGAAAACCCCAACGCATTCCTGTCATTGATCGGCAAAGTTCTCCCGCTAACTGTAGTGGGTGACATGAATCACACCATCACTGGTATCGATGTTACAATCCACCGCTAGGCCCCAGATTAAGGTTCTGGCGGCATTTGAGCACCTGTTAGAGCCATCACGCTACAAGGGCGCTTATGGTGGGCGCGGGTCTGGCAAGTCGCAGTTCTTTGCTGACCTGGTAATCATCAGGGCGATGCAGCGCGCAAAGGATGGCCTTCCCGGTCTGCGGGTATTGTGCTGCCGTGAAATCCAGAAGTCACTAAAGGAAAGCGCAAAGCGCCTGTTGGAAAGCAAGATCGAGGCATATGGGCTTGGATCAATCTTTGAGGTGCAGTCCGCCGAGATTAAAACGCCGGGCGGCGGGGTGATCGTATTCGCTGGCTTGCAGGATCACACTAGCGAAAGCATCAAGTCCTACGAGGGTTTCGACATCGCATGGGTGGAAGAGGCCCAAACGGTCAGTGAGCGTAGCCTTAACCTATTGCGCCCGACAATCCGCGCGCCAGGTTCTGAATTGTGGTTTAGTTGGAACCCGCGCTTTGACACCGACGCGGTCGATGTGATGTTTCGCGGCGAAGCTGGTGCACCGACAAATGCGCTAGTGGCCTTTGTTAACTGGGACCAGAACAAGTGGCTCCCCGCAGAATTGGAGCAAGAGCGGCTGGACTGCATTGAACAGCAGCCGGAGCAATACGATCATATCTGGAATGGCGGCTACGCGACTATCAGCGCCGGCGCTTACTACGCGCGCCAGCTTGCAGACGCCAAAGCGTCAAAGCGGTTTACGCGCCTCGCTGTCGATCCACTTATGTCGATCAGGGCCTATTGGGATATTGGCCTACGGGACGCCACCGCGATCTGGATTGTTCAGCAGGTAGGACATGAATTGCGGTTTGTGGATTACTACGAGGCAGAGGGCCAGCCGCTTGCCGTCCATCTGAACTGGATGCGCGATAACGGCTATGAGCGGGCCGAATGTGTATTGCCGCACGACGGAGCGCAGCGCGATAAGATCGTGGGCGTCCAATATGAGGATCATATCAAGCAGGCTGGCTTTGCAGTTCGGACCGTACCGAACCAAGGGCGCGGCGCTTATATGCAGCGGATTGAGGCTGCGCGGCGGCTGTTCGGTCAAATGCAGTTTGATGATGTTAAGTGCGCTCATGGCTTAAAGGCTTTGGGCTGGTATCACGAAAAGAGGAATTCAGGCGGGTATGGTGTCGGCGCTGACCACGATTGGTCAAGCCATTGCGCCGATGCATTCGGGTTGGCAGCGATTGATTATCGCGCGCCCCACGCCAACCGCCCGAAAGTGCGACAAGCGATAGGAACTGGTGGATGGATGATGTAACCGATTTCCTGTCGGACGTGCGCGACAAGTTTGAGCGCGCGGCAGAGGCTGAAAACGATAACCGCGTAAATGGTCTGGACGATATTGAATTTGCGCGTCTGGGTAAGCAGTGGGACGAAGGCGTCCGCAAGCTGCGCGAACTAGACCATCGGCCTTGCCTGACGTTTAACAAGATGCCGACATTCATCCGGCAGGTGGTCAACGACGCGCGCCAGAACAGGCCATCGATTACAGTTCACCCAGCCGACAGCAAGGCTGATGTGGAGACAGCCAAAATCCTGTCTGGCATCATCCGCCACATCGAGGTGTCTAGCAACGCTGATATTGCCTATGACACGGCAATCGAGGCGGCTGTTGGTGGCGGTTTTGGATACTGGCGCGTCAATACCGCGTACACATCGGACGATAGTTTTGACCAGGATATCACGATTGAGCGCATTGCTGATGCGTTTACGGTGTTCGGCGATCCGGACAGCGACAGCGCCGATGGCAGCGACTGGAATTGCGCCTTTATCGTTAAGACGCTGACCAAGGAAGAATTTGGCAAGCGGTACAAGGGTAAGGACGCCGTCGATTGGGATGCCTTGGGTTATACGGGCCTTGCATCGCCTTGGATGGACGGCGATGATATCATGGTGGCCGAATATTGGCACCGCGAGCAAACTGAAAAGCAGATTGTCGCGTTGACCAACGGCATGACGGTTGAAATTGGCGAACTGGATGATGTGCAAGATGCCGACCCAACCATTGAAGTAATCGGCGAGCCTCGCACGGTCAAAGGCTACAAGGTTACGCAATACATTCTGTCTGGCGCTGAAGTGCTGGAAGAGGTGGAGTGGCCAGGTAAGTATATCCCGATCATCCCGGTTTATGGTGATGAGGTCATTATCGAGGGCAAGCGCCACCTTCGCAGCCTAATCCGGGACGCCAAGGATGCACAGCGCGATTACAACTATTGGCGGACTACCACGACCGAAATGGTGGCTCTTGCGCCTAAGGCCCCATTTATCGGGCCTGTCGGGGCATTCGATACGGACGTGGAAAAGTGGTCAACGGCCAACAATATGAGCCACGCATACATCGAGTATGACGGCACACAGGCACCGCAACGGCAATCGTATCAAGGCCCGCCCGCAGCGGCTATTCAGCAGGCTTTGTCTGCTAATGACGATATGAAAGCCATTATCGGCTTGCATGATGCATCGCTGGGGATGCGCTCTAACGAAACGAGCGGAATTGCTATTCGCGAACGCCAGCGCCAGGGCAACGTGGCGACGTTCCACTTTCTGGATAACCTGACCCGCGCCATTCGCCATTGCGGCAATGTGTTGCTCGATCTGATCCCGCAAGTGTTCGGCACTGCGCGTGTCGCTCGCATCCTTGGGGACGATATGCGGCCGGAAGCGGTGCAATTGGCCCCTGCCGACCAGCAGCAGGCGCTGCAACAGCAAATGGCCATGCGAGGCCAACAGATCGCGCGCATCTATGATATCACCGCAGGCAAGTATGATCTGACCGTTAAGGCGGGGCCGTCCTATTCGACTATGCGTGAGGAAACCCGCGCGGAACTGGTGGAGATTATCCGCGCTGTTCCTGCCGCTGCTGAAATCCTTGGCCCGATGTATCTGCGCAATAGCGATTGGCCCGGTGCCGATGAGGCTGCTGATAAGCTGGAACAGGGCGAAGGTGGATCGCCACCACAACAAGACCCTCGCGTTGCGCAAATGATGCAGCAAATGCAGCAGACGATGCAAAAGATGCAGCAGCTTGAAGCCGAGAACGCGGCCATGAAGGCCGACCGGACGCTTGAACAGCAGAAGATGTTGTATGTCGATATTCCAAAGGCCGAGGCCGATAAGACCAAGGCCCAAGCTGACCTAATTCGTGCCAACAAAGAAGGCATGATGCCTGCACCCAATCCATACGGGCTTGGATAGGCAAACCGCGCCACGGCGCATGAACTGAAAGAGTGACATGGAAACCGAGACCACGCCGGAAGCCCCGGAAGTCGAAGAAACCGAATTGGTGGAAGAGCAAGAGGCCATCGAGTTAGACGAGGCTGGCAATCCGATTGAACCCGAGGAGGCGGGTGAAGCGGAACCGGACTATGAAGAAATTGACGTTGATGGCGTCAAGCATAAAGTGCCTAAGGCCCTCAAGGGCCAATTCCTGATGCAGCAAGACTACACCCGCAAGACGCAGGAACTTTCCGAGCAGCGCAAGGCTTTTGATGCCGAGCGCCAGCAATTCGGAGAACTGTCTCAGGCGGAAATTTCTGCACAGGCGGACGTGGTGGCGATCGATAAGGCTTTGGCCGAATTCAAGACCATTGACTGGCAGCGCTGGCAGGCAAGTAACCCGCAGGCGGCGCAACGGGCATTCACCGATTATCAGTTGCTCAAGGATCAACGCCAGGACGCAATTGGACATTATTACACGGCACGGGAACATCGCACAACGCAGGAGCAGCGGTCAGCCGCCGAGCGACTGCGTAACGGCGCTGAAGCTCTTAGCCGTCAAATCCCAGATTGGGGACAGGAAAAGGCCCGCGCCATCCTGGACTTTGGGCAAAAGCAGTTTGGTTTTTCGCAGGCCGAATTATCCGCCATTGATGATCCGCGAGTGATCGTGGCGCTGAACATGGCTTATGAGGCAGCAAACGCCAAGCAGACCAAGCAGATTGTTACCAATGTAGCCAAGCAGCAGGCGGTAAAGCCAGCGGCTAAGGTTGGGGGCGGGAAAACCCCCGGCAGGGCCGTCGATGATCGTGCGTCAACCGACGCATGGATGAAGGCGCGCGCGGCACAGGTAGCGAAACGATAACCTTCATTTCTTGAAAGGCCAGAACAGTGGCAAATACTATCCTTACCCCGACCGCAGTGACCCGCGAGGCGCTGCGCATTCTCCACCAGAAGCTGAATTTCGTGGGCAACATCGTCCGTGAATATGATGACAGCTTTGCCAAGTCAGGTGCCAAGATTGGCGATAGCCTGAAAATCCGCCTGCCCAACCAATACACGGTTCGGACTGGCGCAACCCTCAATACGCAGGACACTGCCGAAACCAGCACTACGTTGCAGGTTGCTACCCAGAAGGGTGTCGATCTGAACTTTTCCAGCGTTGACCTTTCCCTGTCGCTGGACGACTTTAGCAAGCGCATTCTTGACCCGGCCATGTCGGTTCTGGCTGCGAATGTCGAAGCCGATGCCCTGTCGATGTATAAGGACGTTGGACAGTCGGTGTGGAATGGCGGCTCCGCTGCTACCTACAACAAGGCGCTTGACGCTCGCGTCATGCTCCAGCGCAGCCTGGCACCATCGTCCGACCGCTCTGCACTGATGAACCCGCTGGATATGGCCGACATCGTCAAGGACACCAAGACGCTGTTCAATGCGCAGCAGGAAATCAGCAAGCAGTATCGTGAGGGTTATGTTGGCCGCGCTGCGGGCTTCGATTGGATGGAGAATACCCTCATCCCGTCGCACACCCGTGGCGATGCCGCTTCGCGCGTCTGCAACACCTCGACCGGCATCACTTCCGGGACCGCGACCATCACGGTTTCGGGTGGTAGTGGCACGATCTCCGAGGGCGACGTGTTCGAGATTGAGGGCGTTTACGCTGTCCATCCCGAAACTAAGGCATCAACCGGCGAACTTTACCAGTTCGTTGCATCGGCTGATAGCACCACGTCGGTTGCGGTGTTTGTCGCTCCCGTCACCAGCGGCGCGCGTCAGAATGTCACCATCGTTTCGGCTGGCTCTGGCAAGACCGTGACTGTGGCTGGCACTGCCTCTACTGCGGTTGGCACTTCGCTGCTGTTCCACAAGGAAGCATTCGCTTTCGCCACGGCTGACCTTGTTATGCCTAAGGGTGTGGATTTCAGCGCGCGTGAAGTGTTTGACGGTGTGTCTATGCGTATTGTTCGCCAGTATGATATCAATAACGACAAGTTCCCTTGCCGTCTTGATATTCTGTATGGTTACAAGACGCTTCGCCCCGAACTGGCAGTTCGCTACCACAACAACTGATAACGAAGGGGAGCTTAACGGCTCCCCTTTTTCATAAGGAATACGAATAATGGCTGTAGAACATATCTCGAAGGGCAATGACGACGGCACCACGTTTGGTCAGTCGGCATCGGACCTTATTTCGTTCCACAACGCGACCCCGACCGATCAGGGCGCGGCTATCGCCGACATTTCGGTCACTGGCACCTATGCAACCGATGACACGCCGATTGAAACGGCTGTAAATTCCATTCTCGCCATTCTGCGCGAGAAGGGCATCATTGCCACCTAAACCTGGTGGGGGGGCTTCGGCCCCCCCGTCAACTTGCATGAGGCGCTTTGTGAGGCGGGACAAATAATGGCGACCCTTGCTGAATTGAAAACCCGCATCCAGACCGAGGTTAATCGGGACGATCTGGAAGATGATCTTGCGACTATCTTGCAGCAGCATATTGAGGCTGCTTGCGAGTTCTTTGCGGATGAAAAATTCTGGTTCAATTCTATTGTGACTACGGCGGCGACAACGCCTAGCACAGTGACCATGACTATTCCCGCGACAGTTCGCCGGATTGAGCGTCTGACTATCCCTGCGCAATACACAGAACTGCGCGAGGCTGTATTGCCGGAATTTGAGCAACTTGACGGCGGGGAAACTGGCGCTCCCTGCGTCTATGCGTATTATAACGACCAGATTAGATTGTGGCCCACTCCTGACGCTGCCTATACGCTGCAATTTACCGGGCTGGCCCAGGTTGACGCGCCGGAGACGGCCAGCGAAACCAATATCTGGACGGTTCAGGCGTTTGACCTGATCGTGTCTCGGGTAAAGATGACGTTGGCGCGCGATGTGTTCCGCGATCCCGATGGCGTGACCTTGTATGGCGCTGCTACGGCTGAAATCCTACGCCGCGCCAAGCGTGAAACCGCGAGACGACTTGAAACCCCGCTGCGTTCTCGTCCTGATGGGCTGGGGCGCGGCTCTTCATTCAATATCAATTATGGTTGACCGGATATTCTACCCGCGTGAGGCGATGCCTTGGGTTAGGCAGATGGTGCAATCTATCGAGCGCATTATTCGCGATAAATCAGTGCCTGAATATACCGTTGCTACACTACCCAGCGCGGCCTTGCCTGTTGTGGTGGTGTATGTTTCCAATGAGGCGGGCGGCGCTGTTCTGGCGTTTAATGACGGCACCAATTGGCGGCGCGTCACCGACCGCGCGATAGTAAGCTAAGGATTGCAGTATGGTATCGACCGCAACAACCCGCAACCGGCTTGAAAAGCAGGGCACGGGCGAAAATACCAACACTTGGGGCACCAAGCTAAACACTACCGCGCTGGACTTGATCGACAGCGCGCTGGATGGTGTGGAAAGCTACGCGCTGTCTGGCAGCAAGACGCTATCTAGCACCAACTACGTTGCTGATGAGGCGCGTATGCGGGTGCAGAATATCACCGGGGGAACCGGGGGCACGGTGACAATTCCGGCGCTACAAAAGGCCTATATCTTCCGCAACGGGTCTAGCGGTGCTGTTGTAGTGAGCAATGGCTCTAACACGGTGTCGATCCCGTCCGGCAATATCGAGCAGGTAGTGACGGATGGCACCAATATCTATCTGGCGCGGACGCTGGATTATGGGGCCAGCCTGCTGTCGTCTAGTGGAACGCCTAGCACTACGTCACACCTGACCAACAAGAGCTATGTCGATACCTCGATTGCGAACGCTGTATTTGACAGCTTTGGCTCGCTTGGGGCTGGCGTAGGGGATTGGCTGACTACGCCTTCGAGCGCGAATTTGGCGACCGCCGTAACGGATGAAACTGGCAGCGGTTCGCTTGTCTTTGCCACCAGCCCTACTCTAGTAACCCCATTGCTGGGGACGCCTGCTAGCGGCACGTTGACCAACTGCACAGGGCTTCCGGTTTCGACCGGGATTAGTGGGCTTGGCACTAGTATGGCGGCTTTTCTCGCAACGCCATCCAGCGCCAACTTGCGCACTACGCTAACCGATGAGACAGGGACTGGTTCGGCAGTGTTTGCAACCTCCCCCACATTGGTGACACCAGCACTAGGGACGCCTGCTAGCGGTGTTCTGTCTAGCTGCACTACGGCGACACTCACGACCGGTAATAGCACCACCTCACTAGCCTCCACTGCATTTGTGCAGCAGGAAATTACTGCTAACGCAGAATTGGCTTATGTTTACCAGTCCGCATCGCGCACGCTGACAAATTCGACTGCGGTGCAGCGGATTTTTGGCGAAAGCGCTGCGGGCGCACTAACGCTTGCGACCGGAATTTATGAGTTCAGCCTTAACCTTCTAGTTACT